TCATCTTCGTCGTCCATGCTCATAAAATCATCTTCTTCATCCATGCTCATTTTCATATCGTCCATTTCTATTTCATAAACAATACCTTCGTCCATGTCATCTTCATCTTCGTCTTCAAAAGAAAAATCTTCCATTTCGTCTTCATCTTCATCATCATAAGAAGACATATCATCCATGTACATTTCTTGCATATCCATATCCATTTCGTCTTCATCTTCTTCATCATCAAATGAGAAATCTTCCATGTCTTCATCTTCCTCTTCTTCATCTTCAAAAGAATAATCTTCGTGTGATCCGAACATTTCCTCAAGGTCTTTTTCCATACTATTATTTTCCATAGATTCGTTTAGTTTAATGATGTATTCATCGTCATCATCGGTTAATGTGATAATATTGTTATCTCTAGTTACAACAACGCCATCATTATCACCCATGGCTTTAAACACTCGGATTACTTCAGAGTCAGATGCTCCTCTCATGTCGATTGTTTCATCTTCTTCTGGTTCCATCCCAGTCATTTCATCACCCATCATCATAGGTTCTTCAACATCCATTTCCGGATCAGCAAAATCCATTCCTTCTTCCTCGTCAGGTAACATAGGAGTTTCGGCGTCGACATCTTCAGGTGCTGGTGTTGTAATCTCCTCTTGTTCCATAAGAGATTCTTTTACTAATGAATTGATTTCTTTCCTCATAGTAGATGAAAGTATTCCTTGTGCATTTTTTTTAAGAGATTCTTCCAAATTTTTTATCTGGAATAATGTATCTTCTATCATGTTTTTTTCTGCCATTGATAATTCTTTTCAATATAAATATTGTATTTTTCAGAAAAAATCAGCGTAAAACAAAAAAGGGAGACAATTGTCCCCCTTTTTTTAAAAAAATAATTTTTTATTTAATTAATTACTTCATCAATTTTACTTTCTGTGATTGATGTGATCCTCCAATCCATTGTGTAATTTTCATAAACTTTAGTTACTTTCGCCTCAACATCCGTTGGTGAATAACCCATAACTAATTTTTCTTCTTTCATCTTTTTAACTCTTCCAGATTCGCTATCTAGTAAATCTGACGTAATTTTTGCTACAAAAAATTTTTCTCCTTGTTCCATAATTTTATTTTTCTAAATAATGAGTTAATCTTTTCATTAAGTCAAGTGATTTGTCTCCAGAGTCGTCAACATTTTTTTCAAGAGTCATTTTTTTATCCTCATCTAAATTTTCTTCATATTTCATTCTATCGTCTTTATTTAAAAACAAATAAGCTCCAGGAGTTGACGGTGATGATACAAGGTCAAAACAGATCAATTCAAAATCTTCCTGAACCTCATTCTGTTCCCCAACTTTTTTAAGTGACCCAACACCACGAGAAGATATACCTAATGTTACCCCTTGACGTAAGTAGTTTGCTGCCATATCTCCCTTTGTGGATACAATCCCTCTTTCGTGAAATCCTGGAGATGTAAGTAATTTTAATTTACCTAATAGTACCGGTCCATCCCACCATATTTCAGTAATCATATGAGACACACGATCAAGATCTATTAAAGAAGATTCGGGGTGATTTAATTCCGAAAGAGAAGTTCCTTTCTCAATCATTTTTTTATAATTTTCCGCTTCTCTTTTTAAAATCTTTTCCGGATAAACTCTTCCGTTTCTATTTGGTGTATTATATTTTTGTAAAACGGCATAGAATTCAAAAGGTTTTGAATGATCTAAAAAAGTCTTTTCTTCCATTATAAAATGGTTACTTCTTTCTTTTGGATTGATATATCCGGCATCGTACTCAATAAGAATTCCCGTACCAGTTTCGTTAGGTGCTAATATTTTCATCATAAATGTTTTATAATAAATATTACTCCGTTTCGGTTTTTACTTTTATTACTTTAGTATTACCATTTTTCGTTAAACAAAATTTAAAATATTCGTTTTTAGTTAAGACATCAGAATAAATTTCTTTTATAATTTTTTTTAAGGCTTTTTTTAATTTGGGGGATTTAAAATCAATTTCTACATTCAAAAATAAATTTATTTCTAAATTCATAAATGATTTCTTTTTTATTCGTAAACCACTTATCCTAAGATCCAAATCAACAATATACTTATCATCAAATAATGTCTTATCTAAATTATCAAATATTGAGTGTTTTATTGATCTATTCATATTCAAGACAATTCTACTCCAGTTTTCGTAGTCGTCTTTTGGCTCAACCCAAGTTTGTAAGTTTAAATAAAGTGATTTAAATTCTTTTGAATCTACTGTCCCATAAAGGACTTTAGATGATCTGAAACCATTTATTTTGGTGGTTTTTCCTTTTTTCATAATTTTTTTCCATATGTCTTAGGTTTATTTTTAAAAAATTTACTTAATTTTGAGATATATATCAATATAATAAACATTTTAAATAAATTATGTTAATAGTCCACGTAAAAAAAAATGATATTGAGAGAGCTCTTAAAGAATTAAAGGGTAAAGTAATAAGAACTCGTCAGAATTCCCAGTTAAATAATAGAAAAGAATTTACTAAAAAGTCCGTTGAAAATCGTGATATGTTAAATAAAGCGATTTATCGTCAGAAATTACAATTAAAGGCTTCTGTTTAATTCTTGTAATTTAAAATAATTTAATTTATCGTAATTTTCCGATTTAACTTTATTAATTGTTTCGGTTAATTTTGTTGAGACTTCAGAATCGGTTTCTTGAGATGTTATTTCTTCTAATTTCTCTAAAACGTCTTCTTTTATTATTTCGTATTTTAATTTCAATTTTTCATCAGACTCTAAAAGAATTGAGTCTAATTTTCTTTTTTCATTTTCAGATAGAGAAGATAGGTAATTTTTAACTGTTTTATTTGCAATACTTACCATTTCATTTATTGAAACATTTTTAAATTCGTTCTGAGATTCTTCTTTCTTCTTTAGGTTTTCAAGAATAACACTTTTACTTCTTATCTTACTTTCTAAAGTTAGGACATTATTTGAAAATAAATTATCAATATCCTCATAAGAATTCTTTGTATTTATCTGATCTACCCAAAGGGTGATATCTGAAATATCTGATTTAGAAATTTTATTTACGGTATTTTCGTATAAAGTGATACTTTGGGTTATAAAGTCTGTTGCAATAGATTCACTTAAACCTTTATTTGATGATAACTCATCGTACAAATAATATAATTTATTTAAATTTTTATTTTTTGCAACCAATTGGTCAAATACAAATAAATCTCTTTTTAACGTGTTATTTGCGTATGACTCAACTAAACACTTTTCTATTTTTGATTTTAATAATCCAAACTTCATAATAAATTTTTATTATAAATATTACCCATTAAGCAATTTTTCCAATTCCTTCTCAATTGCCCCTAAAGAATTTTTACCTTTTGACAAATCTATATACTCATCACCAAAGATATTATCACTTTCTAATAGTATATCAAAATTTGATTTCTCAACTCCATCCATCATAGGTTCTCCTCCAGGTGGTGGTGGTGGGCCTCCTGCCGGTGGTGATCCACCTGCTGCGGCTCCTCCAGCACTTGCGGTTTCACCAGAAACAGTTTTGTATAATTTATCAACATTATCAAATAAACCTGTATGGGTAATAACGGTTGCGGTGTTTGCGATTTCTGCCGCCACAGCTCTTTCCAATCTTATTTGTTGTATTTCAAGTTTAATATCTTCATCAGAGAAACCAAAAATATGTTTTTTAGCCCAAGTCGCTGATGTTGGTTGTATTGTGTTAGGGATCTCTGTAACCATATCTTTATATAAAGTTACCTTCTCTTTCCAAACATCAATCATTAAAAGATCCGCTTGTTTAGAAGGATTTGTAAGACCTAAAGTAAAATTACCTAACTCATCCTCAAACCCTAATAAAAATAAATGTATAATTGCAATTTTATTTAATTCGGCAATTACTGATTTTTGAATTTTATTAATCGTTCTTGCAAATCTAATATCTAATAACGATAGATTTTTCCCATCTCCCACCGCTTCCTCAAAACCTAAATAAGCTTTAGGTATTCTTAACGCGGTAACAAGTTTCTTTTGTATATACTCAATATCGGCAATCTCCGATAGATTTTGTGCTCCGGCTAAGGTCTCAATTGGCATTGTTGCTGCAGGGTCTCTAACAGGAATGAAATAATCTTGATCTACCGCCATTTGGTTAAAACGTAAATCAACATTACCTGTTTTAGAATCAACTACTTGATCTCTTTTAAATTTGTTCGCTACACGTTGTACGTAAGCCTCAACATCCTTATCATCCATATTACCAACAAAGACCTTAAATACCCTCCTTTCTGGAGCTCTGGAGGTTCTATAGATTAACATAGCATCTTCAGCCAATACAAGTTGTTTCCAGATACGTCTTGCTTTTTCTAACATAGATGTTCCATATGGTAATTTTCTATCGTCTCCAAGTAACCTAAAATGAGCCATTTCCCAAGTATTAAACTCCATATCTTTGTTTTTCCAAACAAATTTCATAGTCTTGTGTTTAAAATCAGCTTCAGGTCCTAGATTTGCCGTCATTGTTCTTGCTTCCATTCCCCTCTCCAATCTCTCAATTTCAATATTTGGTAGTTGTAAACAACCAACAATTCCCTTTTCTGCATCCAATTTTAAGTAAACAAAATTATCACCGTATTTACAGGTATTTCGTATCCACATTGGTAAATTAATACTTAAGTCCAAAACTTTATTGAATAAGTCAGCCAAAATTGATTTTACTCTTTTTGATTCCGAATAAATTTGTAGGACATACCCATCTTGATTTGGTGTTGTTGATTCTTCAGAATAGATGTCAAGAGCTGTTGATATTTCTGGGGTATATTCCATTGATTCATAATCATAAAACGCCGACAATCTAGTTGGTTCATAATAAACCGCTTGAGCATATAAATTATTTTCAATTTTTTTCCAATTATCAGAAATATATAAACTTTGTTGCATTTGCAACTTTTCTTTTTCGTATTCTTGTTTGTCCGGTGTTCTTAATAATACCTTTTTATCCAACTTGTACGTTGGGCCATCCATATTTAACAAAGAATTAGGCCCAAATGTTTTGGATAATCTCTGCCATATCGTTAAATTATTTTGTTCCATATTTAAAATTTAATAATTTTCTTTTTTTTCTAAATGTTTTAACACCAAACCAAATTAAAATAATCTTGAGTCAAAACATTTTCAAAATTTTGTGTTTCAATATTACAAGTTAATACCGGTAAAGTTGTAGTTGTGGTCGTTGTTGGGGTTATCAGTTGAGCTTCCGCAAACTCTTGATAAGGTTTTCTTTTTTTATTAAAATCCGGACTAAATGTTTTTGTACTATAGATTGGTTGACCAACTACAATTAACGATGATCCTCCAATTTTTTTTCCAGATTTTTTTCTACTACTTAAACCCATAGCAATAAATATTAACGTTTACCAAATAACCAACCATATTCAATATAATCATTTTTAGAAGGTCCGGAAAAATCTTTAGTAAATTGTTCATTTCTTATATTTGTGTTTGGTAATTGTGGATTAAAATAAACTTCCTTCGCAACAGAATTGTTATTTGCAACAGTCCAGGACTCAATCATCATCTTTGTTTTTTCAGTGACCTTTTCTAGTTTTTGAAATGACGATTCCCCAACATATATTGCCATAGATATACCCATTATAAGGTCATCATGCTGACCTCTTTGGTGATCTGGTCTTCCATTTATATAAACAAAAGTATTCATTTCGTTATATAATCTAACACTCCTAATTTTAAATTTATGTCTTACATATTCCTCAAATGCGGCAACGATCTGAACTCTTTTATTGTTAAAATTAATTCCGGGAATTTTATCTACAGAAGTTTTATTAACCGCCCATATATTCATAGAATCAACACCATCAATATATAGGTTCTTATAACCAAGTTCTTGCATTTTTCTTACTGTTGTAATACCCATACCACCAGTTATATCCACAACACAAAATGCACTATACATAAGACCCCATTTATAAGCGATCTCTGCTAAAGCATCCGGTGGTATCTTCCCAACATATTCTAATACTTGTTCTCTTTCATCAAAATCAATAATTTGAATTGATGAAAAATCCTCACTATCTCCCCTTGAAACATCAACCCCCATAATGTACTTATGTCCTTGGATTGGTTCTTTCCACATCCAAAGGGAATTACCCATTAGTTTAGTTGACGCTTCTTGTATCGTACTATCCTTAATGTATTCAAGTTGTTTACCATCAAAAACGTTATCTCCTGAACCCAAAAATTCACAATTTAACTCCTGATTTATTTTTCGTTTATCATATTTTAACTTTTTAACCATTTTCTCATACCAAGATGAGCATGGTTTATATCCTTTTGAGAAATATTCTTTTATCTTTTCATAATCTCTTTCATAGGAGTCTGAATCGGCAAATGACACATTCCCAGAATGATCTCTTTCTTCTTTATGTAATAGATAATCAACCATATCATCAGTTGGAACTAAAAAAAGATCTTTAGAGTATCTTGGGTCTTTCCACCAAAACATTTCAGATATTTTAAAATTATTCATTCCTTTATTTGCCTGATTATATATTTCATAATAAATTGCATCATATCCATTTGGTGTTGATACTACTATCACCTTACCACCGGTAGATAATGATGCCATACAAGCCGCCCAGAAATCACCATCCGCTTCAATAAATGCCGCTTCATCAAATACAAGTACTGTAGGAGTATACCCCCTTAACGCATCTCGTGATGTTGCAACCGCCTTTACTTCACATCCATTTGTTAATTTATAATGTCTTTGTGAGTTTTTATCGACAGAAAATCCAGTCCCAACCCAAGCCGGCCATTGATCCACAAAAGCCCTAATTTTGTTTGCCATTTCCATTGAGGTATCAAGTTTGTTGGCAATAATTAGAATTTTTTCTGGTCGTTCTTTTTTTGCGAATACTAATTTTTTTGACACCCAAGCTGCGGTTACTGTTGAGACTCCTGCTTGTCTGTATTTTAATGCGATATTCTCCTCAAAATCTTCATAGTCTTTTAACAATGAAATTTGATCTGGAAATAACTCTAATGGCACATATTTGGAAACCGTGTTATCATAGGTTTGTAGGTAGGTTCTTAACGCATATGGGGTATCTTTCATACACCTCACATACTCTAACATTAATTGTTCTTTAGTTAATCCCATAAAGATATTTTAATATAAATATCAAAACCCCCAATTATTTTCATAAAAGGGGGTTATTCTATAAGTTTGTGTTATTATAATCCTAATTGAGATAAGATATCATCGTCTTCTTCGTCATCTTCTTCTTCATTATTTTCTTCTAATTCCCTCACTATTTCATTTACCATTCTTTGGATTTTTTGTTTACCTGAAGGTTTTTCTTCTAAAACTTCTCTAAATAACTCAAAGAAGTCTTCCGCAGGCATTGCACTTAATCTCATAAATAAGTAATGCTGGATGTGTTTCATATCATCTTCGGTAAGGATCTCAATCGGATATGATTTTTGTAACAATTCCCAGAATACTGGACCTAACTTTAAATCCCAAGCTTCAGCGGGTACAGTATCTTCAGCCGCCATAACCATTTCTGCTTGTTTTGGATCATCAGGTAGACCGTGTGTTCCAAATACTTCATAAACTCCTTTAACAAGTTCGTGAACTAATGTTGGAAAATTTGCTCCTCTTGCCTTAACCGTTGGTGGATCTGTATCTTTGTCAATCTCTGATGTCCCAACTTCACTACCTTCTTGTCCTGACATTGCTTGTAATGTTTCCTCCGGATATAACCAATATAAATGGTCTATAATTGCCGTTGATATACCGTATAACTCAATAAGGTCTGGATCAATCTCATTTAATTTTTGAGAAACCATATGATACATATATTGACCTTTTTTGGCTGCTCCCCCAATAAGGGAATTGATTAATCTTCTTTTTGCCTTCTCTCTATCAAAAGCATCCATAGCATCTAAAAAGGCCTCAACATCATTTTCGTGTTGTTCCGCATTTTTAAATGCGTCCATCATTTCTTCTCTTGATGGTTCTTCCGGTTGTCTTCTCATATTTTGATTTGACTCACTTTGACCCATACTAATAAGTTTCGCATCAAATTGTAACGATCCAGGAGGAATTGCCATTTCTTTTTTTACCAATTCTACCGCCAAATTTTCAAGTTCTTCTTTATTTCTTGATTCAATTACAGAACTTTGTCTAAGGGCTTGCATTACTAACATCATAAGATTCATCAGTGGATTACCACTTGTTAAATGTCTGGTAGAACCAACCGTTCTTTCTAATGCGGATCTTAATTTTGTGACCGTATCGTTAAATCTTTTTGATGAAATAAGTTCAACAAAATCCCTACTCATTTTTGGCATTGCCGGGTGTTTTGAGTATGGGGTTGATTTATCTAAAATTTTTCTTTCAATACTCGGATCCATTCTTTCCGGACCTTCATAATCAATTGGAGCTTCATTTAATGCTCTTCTAATCAAGTTATTAAGTTTTCTATCGTTTAAATTTCCCATTATATATTATTTTAAATTAACACCAAGTTTATTCCACACTAACCAGTTTGGCATGTTTCCTTTACCCGCTTTAGGCGCTGGATTATATTTAGGTGCGAAAGGGTTTTTCTTTCCTGGTTCTTTTTCTCTAGTTTTTTCTTTTGTTCCCGGTTTTGATGGGGCAATTTCTTGTTCTTTAAATTCTTTTTTAGCCTTTGGTTTTGGATTATATTTAGGTGCGAAAGGGTTTTTTCGTTCCTTATCCTTTTCCTTCTCTTTTGTTTTAGTTCTTTCTTTTTCTTTAGTATCTTCACCTAAAGAGGACATTCTACCAATAGGTCTTTTCATAGTTTTCATTTCGTTTCCTTCTTCTTTTGAAAACATAGTATTCTTTTTTGGCCTTTTCAACATAAACGATTCCGACTTATTAACTTTTTCGGTAATACGATTAATTAGTTGAGATTTAGTCATTCCTGGATTAATGTATTTATCTACCAT